TTGTATTTAGTATTTTTTACTTGACAAATTCTTATAGAACAGTATAATTATACTTATATAGGTGGTAATAAGCATATGTCTTCATCCTAAAATAAAAACTACTGACAGGCTAACAAATCATCTGTATATGGAGAAACCCTTTGGGTTCTCTATCTGGTGGGGAGTGTTTAAAAGTGCAAACAAGTAAGACACTTCCTAGGTTATAGGAGTAATTCCGGCTCCTACTCCCCACCACCCCTTTCTCTTAAGGAGTTCTAAATAGTGTCTTGTTCCTGTAAAAACTGTAATAATCCAGACTGTAAATGTTCAAGGAGCATAGCTCAAGCAGAAGATTGTAACAATCAAGAATGTAATTGTAATTGCCATCATGAGAAAGAATTAAAAAATCATATGCTACACGGCTCTTACACCGATATGTAATGCAATATCACTGTTCAGTCTACAATCAACCAGAGAAAAGATTTAAAGACGGATGCACAGTATCCAGTAGATTAGAGTTAGATGACGATTATTTTCCCGGTGATCCTAAATGGATTGTATATACAAAGAATAGTTTAGAAGTATTATTTTGGAAACCCAGTAAATGTAGTGATGGTACACTTAGACCTTTAGGAATTGAAGAGTGTACATTTATTTGGAACAGAAAACTAAATAAGTATGAAGGAGAATGTACTTTTTGTGGTAAGTGTTGTGGAAGTTGTAAGTATCTCAAAGAAGGACCACCATGAATAATTTACAAACAAGAAAACTGACAGAACAACAAGAGACTTTTCTCAGTACTCTCATTGATAATGGTGGTCGAGTAAAGGAAGCTATGGAGGTTGCAGGATACCATCCCGGTTCTCGTAGCAATCTTATCAAAGCAGTCAAACATGAAATTATAGAAAGAACCCGTCAGCATCTTGCATCTTCATCAGTACAAGCAGCCAATCGACTGATTGAAGGGCTGGATGCTGACGGTACTATTCCCAGTTCACAGATGGAGGTACGACTGAGAGCAGCAAACGATATTCTAGATAGAACAGGTGTAAGTAAGAGACAAGAGATAGCAACAGAGTCTAAAGTTATTCACGGAATTGTTCTACTGCCAGCTAAGAAGGAACAACAGGATATATGGCTAGACCAAGATTAGGAAATGGTGAAAAAGGTAATTATAATGTTTCTCGTAAGGAAAAAGCAAAAAGAAGCCTGAAGAGAAAGATTAATCACCAGAAACGAGAACGAGAGAAGCTACAGACAAAAGCAAGAAATAGAACTGCAACAAAAAGAAAAACTGAAGAAGCTCTTAATATTTTAGAGAACGGAGGATTACTCAAAGAAGAGACGGTTAATAATCTTCCACCAACAGTAAAAGAAGCACTGGACGATGGCATAGATATTGCCTTTCAACCTAATGACGGACCTCAGACAGAGTTTCTAGCTTCTCCAGAAAAAGAAGTGCTCTATGGTGGAGCAGCAGGTGGTGGCAAGTCATATGCAATGTTAATGGACTTGCTTCGGTATGCAGACAACGGCAACCATCGTGCTCTGCTTCTCAGAAGAACACTGGCAGAACTGACAGAGCTTATAGATAAAAGTAAACAGATTTACCCGAAGGCTTTTCCCAGAGCAAAGTTTAAAGAGTCTACAAAAACATGGGAGTTTCCAAGTGGAGCTACGGCTCTATTTAGTTATGTAGACAAAGATGATGATGTATACCGATATCAAGGACAGTCATTTACTTGGATTGGTATAGACGAGTTAGGACACTATCCAACCCCTTATGTATGGAACTATCTTAGATCAAGACTGAGAACGACTGATCCTAAAATAGAAACATACATGAGGGCTTCGTCCAACCCCGGAGGAGCAGGAGGTTGGTGGGTCAAGAAGATGTTTGTAGACCCTGCACCACCAGCAAATCCCTTCTGGGCTACAGACGTAGAGACAGGTAAAGTACTGACTTATGGCAGAGTACATGCAAAAGCAAATCAACCTCTGTTTCAAAGAAAGTTTATACCTGCTCGACTGACTGACAATCCTCATCTGGCAAGAGACGGTGAGTATGAAGCAATGCTTCTCTCACTACCAGAAGTAGAACGAAAGAGACTTCTCTCTGGTGATTGGGATGTAGCAGAGGGAGCAGCCTTTCGAGAGTTCAGTAGGCAGATTCATGTTATTGATCCAGTAGAGATACCGTATAACTGGGTACGAGTAAGAGCTTGTGACTATGGATATTCAGCCCCTTCCTGTGTTCTGTGGGGAGCTATAGATTGGGACGATAATATCTGGATATACAGAGAGCTTTATGTAAAGGGACACACGGGAGAACAGTTAGCAGACCTTATACTACAGATGGAAGCAGACGATCCTAGAATGTATATCGGTATACTGGACAGGTCTTGCTGGAATCGTACAGGACATGGTATAAGTGTTGCAGAAAGTATGATACGACGAGGAGTACGATGGGTTCCATCAAACTCTGACAGAGTGAACGGAAAGATAGAAGTACATAGAAGATTACAGACAGATGATTATGGCAATCCAAGACTGAGAATGTTTAATACCTGCACTAATCTTGTCAGAACACTTCCTACTCTTCCTATCTCTAAGACAAACAGTGAAGATATAGATACACGCACAGAAGACCATGCATATGATGCATTAAGATATATGGTAATGAATCGACAGACAGCTTCTTCTTTGTATAATTTCAAGTTTCATACCGACTCTGCACCTGCTATGGAAGATTCTGTTTTTGGATATTAAGGAGAAATAAAATGGCGATACAAGGACTTTTAGTTTGGGGAGTATTTCAGATAGGAGCAAGAATTGCTGCTTCTGCTGCTGGAAGACAAGCAATTAAGTATGTTGTAAAAAAAATTACACCCAAAATGGTAAAAAAATATGGCGATCCTGTAAGTAAACATAAAACCGCTGAAGTAGCTACAAAGGTTGCTAAAAATAAAACAGTACAAGCAAAGAAAGCAGCAGAGAAAGTTGTAAAGAAAGAAAGACAAAAAAAAGCAGCAGACGCTAGAGCCGAAACTAAAAAGTTTAAGGCAGACGCTAAAAAAAGAGGAGATGCAAGACGAGCTAAAGATAAAAATAAAAGACAAGAAGATAAAGATGAACAGTTAATGGGACAAGCGAGAACAGGTTTTAGAACAGAAACTAAACCTAGAAGAATGACACCAGAGGAAGTAGCGTCTGTATCTAGAAGTCCAAGGCTAGGAGGTCGAAAGCAGCCGAAGTATCGTACTGACCCTTCTCCGCTGCGTAAAGCTCCTAAAACACCAAAAACAACCAAAACTGCTATGAGAACAGCAGTTACAGACTTAGCTAAAGACCCTAGAGTATGGGCTGGAATAGCTCTAGCTGGTACTGTAGGTGCTGCTATACCAAAGAAGAAGAAAGATCTTTCAACAGAAACAAGAAAGACTGGTGAAAGTACTACTAAAACTCCTTCGAAAACTCCTACTAATACTGAGGTTGAAGAAGCTAAAATAAGAATGGGAGAGTTTTTATCATCTTCGGCTAATCGTACAGATAGTGGAGCAGAAGCAGAACCTAAACCTCCTATTACAAATAAAGAACTAGGAGCACACTATAATCGTATTAATAGACTTATAGAGGCTGAGAATAAAGGTGCAGGTACTTATGGTATTAAGTATGAAGGTAAAGAGTATCGAAACTGGAAGGAATACAATAAAGCATGGGAAAAAGAAAATAAAGGACGAGATAAACCTGAAGGCCCACTTAAAAAATTATTTAAAGGTGACAAAAAGAAGGGAGGTGGTCGAGTATCTAGCCGCCCGAAGTCCTATCGAACTGCAAAAATTATGAAACAGTATGCTAAAGGCGGTTCTGTTCGTAAACCTAATAGAATTTAAAGGAGAAATTAATGCCCTATATGAAAGAATATACTGCAAAACATTTTGAAGGAATGGAAGAAAAGCAGGGAGATATGAGTCCTGTACCTGATGGTGCTTTGTATCGTGAGCCTATGGAAGCAGACCTTCTTGGCAATACCGATGTAAACTTTAAGCAATCAGCAGATGCTCCTGCTGAATCTGGTAGTAAAATGATGACTGGTTTATCAACTATTATGAAGGAAGATAATTCAATCTATGGATGAAGAAGAACTTTCTGAAGCTGTAGAGTTAGAAGAGGATGAACTTCCCGGTCTTGTAGGCTTTATCAAAAGCAAGTTTCTTGATGCTGAAACTGGTCGTCTTTCTGATGAGAGACGGTGGCTAACAGCATACAAGAACTATAGAGGTATCTATGATACTGCCTCTACTTATAGAGCATCAGAGAAATCTAAAGTATTTGTAAGAATTACTAAAGTAAAAGTTCTTGCATCTTTTGGACAAATCTCTGATATTCTCTTTGCTAACAATAAATTCCCTATTACAGTTTCTAATACACCTATTCCAGAAGGAATTGCTGAGTTTGCTCATCTGGCAACTCCAGAAGAACAGATGGTTATGCAACAGGCAGGTAATGTGCCTTTGTCACAACTGGATGATTTTCTTGGAGGTCTGAAAGATAAGTATGGTGCTGCTCAAAATCTAAAGGAAGGACCAAGTGTTATTCCGGGTTCTCCACAGATTGAGCCAGCAGCTATTGCTGCTCGTAATATGGAGAAGCAAATTCATGATCAGTTACTGGATACAAATGCTACAAATGTTCTACGTCATGCAATCTTTGAATCTGCTCTGTTAGGCACAGGTATTATCAAGGGACCGTTTAACTTTGATAAGATTGTACATAATTGGCAGATGCAGGACGGTGAAAAGATATTTGAACCATATGTAAAGACTGTACCTAAGATTGAAGCTGTATCCTGCTGGAATTTCTATCCTGATCCTTCGGCTACAAATATTGAAGATGCTGAATATGTAATACAGAGGCATCGTTATAACAGAGAACAACTTAGAGAGCTTGCCAATAGACCTTTCTTTAATGAAGATGCTATTGAAGAAGCATTAGAGTATGGTCCTCAGTACGAAGAAAGATACTTTGAAAATACAATCTATTCAGAAAATGAAGACCCTCTTTATTCAGAAAATAGATATGAAGTATTTGAGTACTGGGGTACATTGGATTTATATCTAGCAAGAGAGATTGGTCTTGAGCTACCTGATGATATTACTCATATGGATTCAATACAGATTAATGCATGGGTCGTAAATAATAAAGTTATTCGTTGTGTACTGAATCCCTTTATACCTGCTCGTTTACCATTTCATGCTTTTCCATATGAACTCAATCCTTATCAGTTCTTTGGTGTAGGTGTAGCAGAGAATATGGAAGATGCACAGCTTCTTATGAACGGTCATATGAGAATGGCTATTGATAATCTGGCTCTTGCTGGTAATATGGTATTTGACATTGATGAAACACAACTTGTACCCGGACAGAACATGGAAGTTTATCCGGGCAAAATCTTCAGACGGCAATCTGGTGTTACTGGAACTGCTGTCAACGGGCTTAAATTCCCTAACACAGCCCCAGAGAACCTTCAGATGTATCAGGCTGCACGACAGCTTGCAGACGAAGAAACGGGGATACCCTCTATCTCTCATGGACAGACGGGTGTAACGGGAACAGGTCGTACTGCTGCTGGCCTGTCTATGATTATGGGATCAGCAGGACTCTCAATTAAAACTGTTGTAAAGAACATAGATGACTTTTTATTAAGACCATTGGGAGAATCTTTCTTTCAATGGAATATGCAATTTAATGATGACAAT